ATGGCGGAGCAGGGTGAGCGCGACATGGACGGCGAGGCATCCGCCGATCCCAGGCCGGGCGCTTTCCCCCTGTGGCCGGGCGACGGCAGCGTGTGCGGCATGGATGGAGCCGGCGTGCTGGACGCGCTGTTCTCCACCAACGCCGCCCCCATCCTGCTGATCGATCCCGGACGCGACGGCGCCATCGTCGATGCCAACCCGCGGGCCGCCGTCTTTTACGGCCACAGCCGGGACCGGCTGCGCAGCCTTCATGTCTGGGACATCAACCAGCTCGGGCGGGCGATCCTGCCGGCGATGCGCGAGATCGCGTCCTGGGAGGGCGGCCATTACCCGCAGCGTTTCCACCATCGTCTGGCCGACGGGTCGGTGCGCGATGTCCAGGTCTATGCCGGCCCCATCCACCTCGGCGGGCGCAAGCTTCTGCTGTGCATCATCCACGACATCACCGCCGTGATCGAGGCCGAGCAGTTCAATCGCCTGCTGCTGGAGAACGTGCAGGTCGGGGTGTGCGGAATCGACCGCTCGGGTGCCGTCACCTTCGTCAATCCCACCGCCACCCGCGCCTTCGGCTTCCGCCACGAAAGCGAGCTGATTCGCAGCCATATCGGACGCTTCCTGTTTCCTGCTTCTTCCCGCGCCGCAGCCGATGGGAGGGGTACGCCCCATCCGGTGTTCCGGGTTGCGGAGGCCGGAGAGCCGGTGCGCGACATCGAGACGGTGCTGTACCGCGGCGACGGCACGTCCTTTCCCGTACGCCTGACCGCCAGCCCGATCCGCAACAATGACGGGATCGTCGGCGTGGTCATCAGCTTCTTCGACCTGACGGAGGAGCGCGAGCGGGAAGCCCAGGCGAGCGATCTCGCCAATGCTCTTCCGGGTGCGGTGTTCCAGGCTGAACTCCATCCCGGCGGAGGCTTGCGCGCGACCTATTTCAGCACCGCCGCAGCCTCCCTGTTCGGCGTGCGGCCGGATGCCGACCTGACTGCCGCGCGGACTCTGGCGCCTGTGATGGCGATGAAGGGGTGGGCGCGGGTCCGGCACGGCCTGCGGCAGGCCGGCCGGGCGGGCCGGGTCTGGGAAGGCGAGATGGAGATCGCCGGCGGACGCTGGGTGCTGGGCCGCGCCCAGCCGCGCCGCCGGAGCGACGGCACCGTGCTGTTCAACGGAGTGCTGCTGGACATCACCGACCGCAAGGGCCTGGAGGCGGAGTTGCAACAGGCGGCGATGCACGATCCGCTGACCGGGGTGTGGAACCGCCGGCGCTTCCAGCAGGCGGTGGGCGAGGCCGCGGCCAGGCTCGAGCGGTACGGGCGCCCCTATATCCTGTCGTTGATGGACATCGACCATTTCAAGCGCTTCAACGACACGCATGGGCATCAGGCGGGCGACGATGCCCTGCGCGTGGTCGCCGCCACCTTGTCGGACCGGCTGCGCCGCTCGGACGCGTTGGCGCGCTGGGGGGGCGAGGAATTCGCCCTGCTGCTGACCGAGACCGACCTGCCCTCCGCCCTGGGCGTTCTCGAAGCTCTGCGGCAGAGGGTGAGCGCGCAGCGGATGGCGTGCGGCAGGGCGGTCACCATCAGCATCGGCGTCGGCCAGGCCAGGGCCGGCGAGGATATCGACAGCCTGCTCCAGCGCGTCGATGCCGCGCTGTACAAGGCGAAAGCCGCCGGCAGAAACCGCGTCGAACAAGCCTGAGCGGCGGGATCGGTCTGTCCTGCCGGGGCATGCCGTGGAGCGGACGGACCGGGCTTCGCTGACCGTCCAAGGGGAAAATCCACGTCACCCCCTTGTTCTGGAAAGCTTTTCCAAAAACATATGGCGCCTGCCCACGCGGTAAGATAATCATCCGTTTAAAGGAATTATGTCCTTTGAACGGATGAAGGTCCAATGGGACGAATGCCCTCCCGCCATTCGCCTCCCCCCTGACCGTCTTATCGGAGTCCCGACGCCATGCTGCTGCACGCATTGCTCAAACACGTCGAAGCCGAAGGGCTGGGAACCGAAGGAGGGTCCCTGTTCCTTGGCCGGGCGCCGCAGGACACCGCCACCGGATCGGTCTTCCTGCCGAGGGGCGGGACCCGCCGCGACTATGCGCAAGGCCTTCGCCGGCTGTCCTTCCAGGTCCGCACCCATGATCCCGACTATCTCGCCGGGGAGGCCCGCGCCCTGGCGATCGCCGACGCCCTGACCCTGCGGGCGGTCCCCGCCGGTGGCTGTTTCGTCATCTCGTGCCTGCCCCAGCACGAGCCGCTGATGCCCCACGACGAGGCGGCAAGCACCTTCACCTTCATCGTCAACTACCGCGCCGACTGGCGTGTCGCCTGATTAGGAGATTGTACCTATGGCTATCACCACCGAAGACATCGCCCTCGGCATCTGCGACATCACCTTCGACGGCATCGATCTCGGCTCGACCAAGGGCGGCGTCGAAGTGACCGTCAAGACCACGAACTATCAGGTCAAGGCCGACCAGATGGGCGAGACCCCCATCAAGGACGTCATCACCGGCACCGAGGTGTCGGTCAAGGTGCCGATGCTGGAAACCAACCTGACCAAGCTGCTGGCGGTGATGCCGCAGGCGGTCGGCGTCGGCGCGGCCGGTGCCGAGGTCGGGGTCGAGATCCGCTCCGGCGTCAACATCGACCTGCTTGCCATCGCCGCCCCGCTGAAGCTGCACCCCACCGCCCTGCCCGCCTCCACCACCAAGGACGATTTCGTCGCCTTCAAGGCCGCGCCGCTGCCCAACTTCACCTTCAAGTACGAGAACGGCGGCGAGCGCGTCTACGAGGTCACCTTCAGCTGCTATCCGGACGGCACCGCCGGCAACCGCATCGCCGCCTTCGGCGCCCCCGTCGCCGCCTGACCGCGATGGTCAACGGCCGCGGGGGCTTTCGTCCCCGTGGCCGCCCTCGCGGACCTTGCCTGCCACCAGCGACCGGGACCCTCCATGCCCCAGCCCACCATCCTGAACCTTGATGAGTTCCGCATTTCCCGCAGCGTCGTCATCGGCGGGCGCGAGCGCATCCTGAAGAACATGACCGTCGAACAGTTCCTGCAAGCCGGGGACATCGAGCGGAAGCTTGAGGAGGCCGGCAGCGAGCGGGCGCAGATCCCGATCCTGGTCGATGTGATCGCCGGCCATCTCGAGGACACCCCGCGCGAGGAGATCCTCGGCCTCGATCTGGGTCAGCTTCTGGTCCTGCTGGCCTTCATCCGCGGGATCGATCCGGCGGGAGACGGCCAACCGGAGGAACGCCAGCCGGGGGAGCCGCGGGCGGGCAAGCGGGGGAGCCGTCGGGCCCGCTGAGCAGGCTCGACTTCGCCTACTGCTTCGCCCGCGTCAGCCGCTTCTACGGCATCGACCCGTTGCGCCTGCTGGCGCTGCCGGTGCGGATGTTCTGGACCCTGTTCAACGAGATCGACCGGCTGCGCGCGGAAGAGATGGCCGACTGGCTGCCCGTGCATCTGACGGCGGCCGGCGTCGGCGCCCGCGAACTGCACGACCGGCTGCGCCAGCGGGTCGGCACGCCGTTCGCCTTCGCCGACCGGCCCGATGGCGGCCGGGCGGATGGGGAGCCGGGCCTGACCGAGAAGGCCAGAACCAGACTGCGTGCCCGCTTCGGCTAACAGAAAGGGAAGACCATGGCTGAAAACGCCGCCGGCCCAGTCGAAAAACTGGTGATCGAAAGCCAGAATTTCACGATCTCCATCAAACGCCTGGATGGAACCATCAGTAATCTTACGGTGCAAACCGATTCCCAAATGGATAATTTGCATCGGCAAATCGATGAGATGCATAAGGCTGCTGAAGAGCTGATTACACCGCACGAAGTGGCCGGCCGTATCGCAGCATCCTACAGCGCGGCGGGACCTCTTGCCCAAGAGCAGACCGATGCGAAGGCTGCGCAGGGCGCTCCGTCGGACGCACCCGCGCAGAAGACAGACGAGGCCGCCAAGAAGTACAATCAGGTGATGGGCTCTGCCTCGCGTCCGCTTGGCGAACGTGTGAAGGCCAGCTTCGGCGACGGCGTGCAAAGCCTGCTCGGCGGTTGGAGCGACGGCGTGCTGAGCGTCGTGACCGGTAAGCAGCAAATCGGTCCCGCCTTTCAGAAGCTGTTCACCACCATGCGGAACCAGCTGCGGGATTTCCTCGTGAAGTCGATTGCGGAGCAGACCGGCGCCGGGCTGCTCAACGTGCTGGGCTTCAAGACCAGCATCCCCGAAAGCGGCAAATCCGCTGCGAAGGCCGGCGATCCGTCGGCATCCGCCCAAACGGACAAGAAGGACGAAGCCAAAGCATCCTCCGACACGTCCGCGAATGGAAATGGGGCAGCTGGTGGCGGATCGGCCGGCACCGGCAACGGACTTTTCAATTTCATAGACTCTCTCTTCACCTCCGACAGCCTGCTCGGCACCATCTGGTCGAAGGTATCCTCGCTTTTCAAATCGGATGGGCTGCTCGGCGGCCTGATGTCCAGCATCTCCGGCCTCTTTTCCTCACTGCTCAAACCCGAAGGGCCGCTGGGCGGCATCCTATCGGGCGTCGCCAGCTTCATTTCGGCGCTCTTCCACACCGGCGGCATCGTCGGTGAAACCGGCCGGCCGGGGCGGATGGTGTCCGCCGGGCTGTTCGCCGGCGCTCCCCGCTTCCACACCGGCGGTCTGGTGGCGGGCGAGGTCCCGATCATCGCCCGCAAGGGCGAGGCCGTCTTTACGCCGGAACAAATGACGAACGCTGACCGCCTGATCCAGGCGGCGCAGGATGGCGGCCCTGCGGTGACCCAGTCGGTGACGGTGAATGTCGCCGGCGGCTCCACCGGCGACCGCGAGCAGGACAAGGCGCTCGCCGAGCGGATCGGCGCGTCGGTCAAGGAGCAGCTGCGCGCGATGATGGGCAACGAGCTGCGCCAGCAGATGCGGCCCGGCGGCATGCTGAACAACATGAGCTACGGAGGCTGAACGATGGCCGGCGAAACCACGAGCCAGAACACCACGAGCCAGAACGGCGTCCCGGTCTTCCTGCCGCCCTGTCCGCCGGTGACCGGCAGCACCATCGAGCCGGAGGTGAAGGTGCTGACCGCCGGTTTCGGCGACGGCTACACCCAGCGGGCGCCCGACGGCATCCACAACATCCGCGACCAGTATTCGCTGAGCTGGGAGTATCTCGACACCGATCAGGCGCGGGCGATCGAGGAGTTCCTGCGGGCCCGGCGGGGTGCGGAAAGCTTCCTGTGGAAGCCGCCCGGCGAACCCGACCGCCGGCGCTGGATCTGCAGCAAATGGAAGCGCACCCGCACCCATTACCTGTTCTCCAGCATCTCCGCGACCTTCGTCGAGGTCTTCGACCTCTGACCCCGCGCGGCCGCTTCGCTCCCTTCGACGGCGGGGGCGGCGCCCATCCAAGGAATCCCCATGAGCCAGACCAACATCCCCAAATGGGATGAACGGCCGGCGCTTGCCGCCGCCGCCCAGTCGCCCGATCCCGGTGCCTATGTGACGCTGTTCACGCTGGACCTGACCATGTATCCCGGCGGCACGATCCATCACTTCACGCCCTCGGGCAGCGGCGGCGAGCCGGTCCTGTTCGGCGGCATCGCCTATGTCCCGGTCGAGATGGAGACCGAAGGGTTCGAATGGACGGCGACCGGGGCGCTGCCGACGCCGCGCCTGCGCATCGCCAACATCAACCGCCAGATCTCGGCGCTGATCTACCAGTTCTCCGACCTGCTCGGCGCCAAGGTCAGGCGGCTGCGCACCTTCGACCGCTATCTCGACGGCCGGGTGGGGGCCGACCCGCTCGCCTTCTTTCCGCCCGACCTCTACCGGATCGAGCGCAAGAGCGCCCACACCGCCACCCATGTCGAGTTCGAGCTGTCGGCGGCCATCGACCAGGAGGGGGCGATGCTCCCCGGCCGGCAGGTGCTGCGCGACGGCTGCACCCGCCGCTACCGCCATTGGACCGGATCGGGATGGTCGGCCGAAGAGGTCGATTGCCCCTATTCCGGCGGCCTCTGCTTCACCGCGACCGGCGAGCCCACCGATCCGGCGAGGGATGCCTGCGGCAAGCGGCTGGCCGACTGCCGCCTGCGCTATCCCAACTCGACCGATCTCCTGCCTTTCGGCGGCTTTCCCGGCGTCTCCCGGATCCGGGTCTGATGCGGGTGCCCCTCCCCTCACACTCAGAGGAGCCAGCAGCGCATGTTCACCGCTGACGCGATCCTCGCGATGAAGCGCCACGCCCTGGCCGACTATCCGCGCGAGAGCTGCGGTCTGGTGGTTGCCGGCACCTACCGGCCCCTGTCCAACCGCGCCGCCGATCCGGCGGCCCATTTCCGCATCGACGATGCCGACTACCTCGCCCATGCCGGCGCCATCGACGCCATCGTCCACAGCCATCCGGATGGGCCGCTCCACCCGTCGGCCGCCGACATGCGCGGCCAGATCGACAGCGCGGTCCCCTGGGCGATCCTGGCCACCGACGGCGAGCGCTGCTCCGATCCGATCCTCTGGGGCGACGGCGTGCCGGCGCCCGATCTGATCGGCCGCGAGTTCCTCCATGGCGTGACTGACTGCTACGCCCTGGTGCGCGACTGGTTCCAGCTGGAGCGGGGCATCCGGCTGCCGGATTTTCCCCGCGACGACGAGTGGTGGCACGCCGGCAAGAACCTCTATCTCGACCATTTCGCCGATGCCGGCTTCTCGGTGGTCCGTTCCGGCGAGGCGACGGCCGGCGACGTCGCGCTGATGACCGTGCTGTCGCCGGTGCCCAACCATGCCGGCGTCGTCCTCGACGGCGGCCTGCTGCTGCACCACCTGCCGCGCCGCCTGTCGCGCCGCGAACCGTTCGGCCCCTGGCACCGGCAGATCGTCCACATCCTGCGTCACAAGGATCTCGCTCATGGCTAGGATCCATCTGCACGGCGCGCTCGGCCGCCAATTCGGGCGCCTTGCCGACTATCAGGTCCGCGACGCCGCCGAGGCGATCCGGGCGCTCGCCGCCAACCATCCCGATTTCGAGAAGGTCTTCCGCGAAGGCTCCTACCGGCTGGTCCGCGGCCCGCGCTCGCGCGGCGGTGTCGACCTGACCCTCGACACCCTGGCGCTCGGGCTGGGCAGCGCCGACCTGCACATCATCCCGGTTCCGGCCGGCGCCAAGAGCGGCGGCGCCGGCAAGGCGATCATGGGCGCGCTGATCATGGTCGTGGCGATCTATGCCGCGCCTGCTGTTGTCGGCGCGCTCGGCCCGACCCAGGGACTTGGTGCGGCAGCAATCTCAGCGGGCAGTTTCTCCGTCTCCTACGGCTCAATCGCCCTGTTCGGCGCATCGATGATGCTGTCCGGCATCAGCCAGATGCTGTCGCCGACCCCCAAGGCCAACCTGCCCGACAGCAAGCAGAGCTACCTGTTCTCCGGCCCGGTCAACGTCACCGAACAGGGCGGGTCGGTTCCCCTGGTCTATGGCCGCTGCTGGGTCGGCTCGACCGTCATCTCCTCCGGCATGGATACGGAGCAGGTCGGAACCGTCCAGCCCCAGCCGGCGGTATCGGCCGTCACCGCCGCTTCGGCTGAAGGTCCGGCAGGCGGCATCCAGGGGGCCAAGGGCGGCAAGTCCGGCCGCGGCGGTTCCGGCGCCACGGAGGACGCCAACAGCCTGCAATCCGCCGCGACCGCCCGGGTGATCGACCTGCTGGGCGAAGGCGAGATCGTCGGGCTGGTGAATGAGGGGAAGAGCATCTATTTCGACGGCACGCCGCTGATCGCCTCCGACGGGACGGAGAACTTCAAGGGCGTGAGCTGGAAGCTGCTCAAGGGACTGCCCTCCCAGGACGCCGTCGAGGGCTTCACCGACAGCGAGACCTCCGTCGCGGTCGGCGTCGAGGTGAAGAAGGACAGCCCGGTCGTCCGCACCATCCACAGCGACGAGATCGACACCGCGCGCATCGTGCTGCGTTGGAACGCGCTGACCGAGCAGGACACGTCCAGTGGCGATCTGCACGGGTCTTCGGTGGAGCTGACCATCGAGGGACGGGCGGCCAATGGCAGCTGGACGCACCTGCTTGGCGACACGGTGAGCGGCAAGACCACCAGCGCCTATGAACGGTCCTACAAGGTCGGGCTGCGCCGGCTGGGCAAGGCGCCCTACGACATCCGCGTCACCCGCGTCACCCCCGATGCGACCCGCGCCTCGGTCCAGAACAGCTTCTCCTGGTCCCATTATGCCGAGATCGTCGAGTCCAAGTTCGGTTTCGACAATTCGGCGCTGGTCGCGCTGACGGTCAAGGCCGAGCAGTTCGGAAACTCGATTCCCGAGCGGGCCTATGACGTCAAGGGCCTGAAGATCCGGGTTCCATCCAACTATGACCCCGAGACGCGGACCTATTCCGGCCGGTGGGACGGCAGCTTCAAAACCGCCTGGAGCGACAACCCGGCCTGGGTGCTCTACGACCTGCTGACCAACAGGCGCTACGGCCTGGGCCAGTCGATCTCCGAAGCGGCGGTCGACCACTGGTCGCTCTACACCATCGGCGTCTATTGCGACCAGCCGGTCAAGTCGGGCCGGCTGGACGCCAGCCGCCGCGACATCATGGAGCCGCGCTTCACCTTCAACGGGGTGATCTCCGGCCGGACCGAAGCCTACCGCGTCCTCCAGTCCATCGCCTCGACCTTCCGCGGCCTGATCTTCTGGTCGGCCGGCGGCGTGCTGGCCCGCGCCGACATGCCGGCCGATCCGATCAAGCTGGTCACCCCGGCCAACGTCATCGGCGGCAGCTTCACCTATTCCGGCACGGCGCTGAAGGCCCGCCACACCGCGGCGCTGATCACCTTCAACGACCCCGACGACGGCTACCGCCCGACGGTCGAGGTCGTCGAGAATGCCGGGATGATCCAGCGCTACGGCTGGCGGCCGATCGAGGCGACGGCCTATGGCTGCACCCGGCGCAGCCAGGCCCGCCGCCTCGGCCTGTGGATGCTCGACAGCGAGCAGCACGAGACCGAGACCGTCACCTACCGCTGCTCCTTCGACCATCTCGACGTCATGCCGGGCGACGTGGTGAAGCTGGCCGACCCGAACTGGGCGCTGGTGCGCACCGGCGGGCGGCTGGTCGCCTACGACCCGGAGCGGCAGGTCGTCACGCTCGACGACACGGTGACACTGGAAGCCAACCAAAGCCACGTGCTGGCGCTCACCCTGCCGGACGGGCGGCTGGTCGACTGCCCAGTCCGCCGCCCGGTGCAGTCCACCGAGGAGCACACCACCGGCCAGCTCGCCATCGATGCGGCTCCGCTCGGCGGCGCGGTGCCGCAGCCGCATGCGGTGTGGATCCTGACCGCCACCAACCTTGCCCCGCGCCTGTTCCGGGTGCGCGCCGTCACCGAGAAATCGCCCGGCGTCTACGAGGTCACTGCCCTTCTGCACGAGCCCGGCAAATATGCCCGTGTCGAGGAGGGCGTGCAGATCGAGCCGGTGGCGACCCAGAGCGCCGCCAACGCCATCCCCTCCCCCGCCAACCTCGCGGCGGTGGAAAGTGCCTATTGGGTCAACGGCCTGCCGCAGGCCCGGCTGACCGTCAGCTGGACGCCCAGCGACGATGCCCGCATCTCCGGCTACCGCGCCGACGTGATGACGCCGGGCGGCCAGTGGCAGGAATGGAAGGTCACCCGCGCCGGCAGCTTCGACATCGAGCCGGCGGCGGAGGGCGTCTACACCCTCCGCATCACGGCATTTGCCTACGACAACCGCCGCTCGGCGCCGGCGGAAATCCGGGCCACGGTGCGCGGCAAGGGCACGCCGCCCGGCCAGCCGGCCGGGCTGGTCGCCAAAGGCGGGCTGCGCCAGATCGCCCTGTCCTGGGTCAATCCGCCCGACACCGACCTCTCCCACATCGAGGTGCTGGAGGGGGCGGCGAACGATCTGTCGGCCGCCGCCGTCATCAGCACGGTCAAGGGCAACGCCTTCGTGCGCGCCGGGTTGGGCGGGCTGGTCACGCGCTACTACTGGGTGCGCGCCGTCGATCTCGGCGGCAATGTCAGCGACGTCAATTCCAACATCGGTACCGGCGCCACCACCGAGCAGATTTCCCACGACGACCTCGCCGACAAGCTGGTCTCGGAATCGAAGCTCGCTCCCTTCATGGCCGAGCGCATCACCGGGATCGAGAAGATCGCCGAGACGGTCACGTCCGGTCTGGTGCGCGTCAACGACAGCTATGGCCGCATCCGTAGCGAGATCGGCAGGCGCGAGGCCGACGTCGCGGAGGTGAAGGCGGATGTCAGGCAGGTCCAGGACGACACGCAGTCGCTGGCGAGCCGGGTCACCACCGTTGCCGCCGAGTTCGACGGGCAGATCGCCACCGTCAAGGAGGAGCTGACGGCGCTGGTGACGGCGGACGAGGCGACGGCGACGCGCATCGACACGGTGGTCGCGACCTGGGACGGAAATCTGGCCGGCGTGCAGGCGAAGCTGACCGCGACGGCGAACGATACCCGGACCAACGCCGAGCGCATCGACAGCGTCGTCGCCGGCTACGACAAGAGCTTGGCCGGCTATGACAGCCGCATCACCGCCAACGCGACCGCGACTGGCGCGCTCACCACGCGCCTCGATACCATCGGTGCATCGGTCGACGGCGTGAAGGCGGGGCTGACCAGCGAGCAGACTGCCCGTGCCGACGCCGTCGGTGCTCTCGCCAGCCGGATCGACAGCGCGTATGCGCATATCGACGGTGTGTCGGGGGCGTTTCAAAGCCAAGTCAACATTGCGGTCGACAAGGCAAAAGCCGCTGCCGACAGGGTGGACGAGCTGAACACCACCGTCGGCAAGAACACGACCAGCATCAGTCAGCACACGGCGTCGATCAACGGGCTGTCGGGGCAGTGGACGGTCAAGATCGACAACAACGGCGCCATCAGCGGGTTCGGCCTTTCCTCGGACCCGGCCGATGAGAGCGGGGTGCGATCCGAGTTCTATGTGCGGGCCGACCGTTTCCTGATCGGCATTACCGGCCCTGGGGGCAGCATCGACCATCCCTTCGTCATCGGTCGGGTGGATGGGGTGCCCCGCATCTCCATGTCCGCCGCCTTCATCCAGGACGCCTCGATCAACAGCGCGAAAATCCAGGATGCCTCGATCAATAGCGCGAAGATCAGAGATGCAACGATCTCCAGCGCGCACATCCAGGATCTGACGATCCGGGGCCAGAAGATCGAGGACTTCGCCACCGGCAACATGACCGGCGTCACCGGGGCGGTCCAGTTCCGGGAAGGCATCCCGATCACCATCGCCACCACCGGCAAGCCGGTGGCGTTGATCGCCACCGTCACCGGCGTGCCCCCGCGCAGCGGCGGTGGCGAAAACTCAACCTTTGATCCGGGTTTCGACGCCCGCGCCCGCGCGCTGGTGATCGGCACGGCACCCGGCGTGAACACCTATCGGGCCTGCGACATCCTCGGCACCTACCTGCCGCCCAACGGGCAGGTCGAATGCACCATCATCGCCATCGAACTGCGGAAGTAGCCCATGCCCAGCATCGCCGACCCCTTGCCGCCGTTGACCGGAATGCTCGGTCTGTTCGACCCTTCCTACGCCGCCTTCACCGTCTATGACGGCGAGGGTCGCATCCATGGTGCCGGCACCTGCGCCGCCGACGTGGTCGAGATGCAGACCGGCGGCCGCCCCGGTCTCGCCGTGATCGCCGCGGAAGCGCATCACCTGAGCGATTATATCGACCTGTCGGGCGAGGCTCCGGCGGTGCGTCGCCGCCCCACCATCGCCGGTCTCGACCAACTGCCGGATGGGGCGGTGGTGGAGGTGCGCTGCCTCATCACCGGCTCGACGAAAAGCTACACCGTCGACGACGGCTCCTTCCAATACGACGACCTGCCCGGGACCTATCGGGTGACGGTGCGCCGCTTTCCCTACATGGACTTCGTCACGGAGATCCGGCTGTGAAAGTCATCAACACCCGCACCCGCGACGAGATCGCGAAGCTGCGCCAGCAGGCCTACCTCGCCGCATGGCCGGCGGCCCGGCAGCTGGAAGCCCAGCAGGACATGCTGAACGGCGACCCCGTCAAATGGGAGCGCATGCGCGCCGACTTCTCGGCGATCCGCGCGCTCTACCCCTATTCCGACACGACCCCCAGCGAGGAGAACTGACATGGCCGGCTGGTATCGCCAAGGCACCGTTGCCCTGACCCCCGGATCGGCCGCCGTCGCCGGCGCCGGCACCATGTGGATGGGCGTCGTGCGTCCTGGCTCCGCCTTCACCACCGACGGCAGGACGCTCTACGAGATCCGCGAGGTCGCCAACGACCGCACGCTGACCCTCGACCGCCCCTGGGAGGGCGAGACGGCGGCGGCGTCCGCCTATGCCGTCATCGCCGCGTCGGCGACCCTGTCCAACGCCGAACTGGCCGGCGAGATCGCAGCGATGGTCGCGAAATGGGCGGTGCGCGAGGACCAGTATGACGACTGGCTAGGCGGCTCCCCGAACGGCGGCCCGAATGCCGACGGCAAGTACCCGCTGACCGACAGCAAGGGTGTCACCCGTCTGGTCGAAAGCCCGGCCCGCCTGCTCCAGCTCCTCGACGACGGGGTGGTGGAGCATGCCGCGCAGATCATTGCCGCCATCGAGGATGACGTGGCGATGGCACGGCAGGCCGCCACTGCCGCCACGGCGGCGATGACGGCCGTCGGCGCCGACCGGCAGGCCGTAGCGCAAGCCGCCGCGACCGTCGCTGCGCAGACCGGCGAAAGCACCGCCGCCGCCGCGACCGCGACCGCCCAGGCGGCCATCGCCGTCCACCATGCCGATGAAGCCGCCAACAGCGCCGCCGCTGCCGCCGGGCTGGAGGCGTCCGCCACCGCGGCGCTTGCCACCGTGGAAACCGCACGCGACATCGTGCTGGCGGCGCGGACCGAAGCCGGCACGGCGGCGACCGGCGCCCTGTCCGCCAGAACGACGGCCGAGGCGGCGCGCGACACCGCGACCGCTGCGCGGGATGCTGCCCAACAGGCGCGCGACGCGGCGGTGACGGCGCGGACGCAGGCACAGGACTGGGCGGTGAAGACCGATGCCCCGGTCTCCGGCAGCCTGAAATCAGCGCTGTCCTACGCCCTGGACGCAGCCTCCCAGGCTTCCGTCGCCACCGGCAAGGCGATGGAGGCCGCCGGCAGTGCCGCTGCCGCCGCCGCGAGCGCTGCCGCTCTCGACACTGCGGCAACCGCTGCGCAGGCCGCCGCCGGCGATGCCGCGACCGGCGCCCAGACCGCGACCGCCAAGGCTGCCGCTGCTGCCATCTCCGCTGACACCGCCCGTTCGGCCGCACAGCAGGCGGAAACCGCCGGGTCCGGCAGCGCCACGGCCAGAGCCGCGGCGGAGGCGGCCCGCGACAGCGCGGCCATTGCCATGACGGCGGCGCAGGTCGCGGCCTCCCAGGCCGGCCAGTCGCAGACCAACGCCGCCAACAGTGCGCAGACCTCGGCAACGGCGGCGGCGGACGCGATCTCGGCAAAGTCCGATGCCACCGCCGCCCGCGATCTGGCCGTGGCCGCCCGCACGGAGGCCCAGGGTGCCCGCGATCTGGCCCAGGCCTTCGCCCAGGGTGCCGTCGGCTATCAGCCCAGCCCGGGTGTCTATTCCGCTTTCCATTGGTCTGAGCAGGCCAAGGGCCATGCCCAGACCGCCGCGACCATCGTCGGCGGCTCCAATTTCGGCATCGTCGGCGACGGCACCTCGCAGCGCTTCGCCGCGGAGAACCCCGGATCGCTGCTGAACCTCGTGCAGGCTCCGGGCGGCAAGCTCACCTTCAACCCGGGCAACCGCGCGGTCTCCTTCGGCTTCGATGCCACGACGGCGCCGGTGGCGGCATCCGGCAACATCACCGCCGGCACGGTGCAGGGAGCGCTGGAGGAGATCGACCACCGGCTGTCCACCCTGTCGCAGGACAACATCGCCAACGGCGGCGGCTCGGTGCGGGTGACGGAGGACGGAGCGGTCGAGATCGTCCCGGCCGCCGGCCGGCCGGCGACCTACAAGGGTGGCGAGCTGCACAGCTCCGTCACCGCCTACGGCAAGGTGGAGACGGATACCGCCATCGCCACCATGATCGCTGCCGGGCAGGCGGCCGGTGCGGCCAAGCTGACGACGCCCCGCACCATCGCTTTGTCGGGCGGGGCGACCGGCACGGCGACCGCGTTCGACGGCACCCAGAACATCGCCATCCCGGTGACGGCGGTGGCGGCGTCGGCGCTGACCGGCACCATCGACATCGCCCGTCTGCCGACAGGGGCGCTGGAACGCCTGTATCCGGTCGCCAGCGATGCCGAGCGCTTCGCTTTGACCACCGCCCAGGTGCAGAAGGGCGACACGGTGCAGGTCGGCGGCACCGGCGGCCTGATGTATCTGGTCGTCGACGAAAGCAATCTCGGCAACGCAACGGGCTACCGGGCCTACACAGCGGCACGCGCTTCGGCGGTGGACTGGTCCGGGGTGGAGAGCAAGCCGGCTCTGCTGACCGCCCTCGCTTCGCTCGACGCTGGCAGCGGCGTCCTGGTGCAGACCGGGGCGGGCGCCGCCGCCAAGCGGGCCGTCGGCGTCGCCAGCGGCACGGACATTCCCGACAGGGCGGCAGCGGATGGGCGCTATGCGCAGCTTGCCGCCGATCCCACCTTCAGCTCGACTCTCAGCATCCAGAACTCTGCGCGGGCCGAGGCTCTCCATGTGGGAAATACCGGCGGATCGAAGTACACCTTCGTCGGATGGCATGACGCCAGCGGCTTCGGTCGGATTGGCGCTTACGGTTCCGGCGCATGGCAGAATTTCGCCATCTCGGAGGGAGGGTCGCTGACCGCCGTCGGCACGACCGCGATGCCGACCGGCGGGGCCAAGCTGAACGTCGCCGGCGGCATCCAGGTGGACAACAAGGATGTCTGGCACGCGGGCAACCTCGTTCCGGGCAACTATGCCACGATTGCCTCGGCCAACACTTTTAACGGCAAGCAGACGATACTCGGAACCGGCGCGAATTTGCCGTCCAACACCGGCATCGCGTCGGCCATCGGCAACACCGCCGGTTTCGAGATTCAGTCGCAGGGCACCGGCACCCCCGCCGGGGCCGCGTTCATGTCCTTCCACCGCCCCGGCAACTATGCGGTGCATGTCGGTCTCGACACCGACAACGAGCTCAAGATCGGCGGCTGGTCGATGGGCGGGGTCGCCCATAAGGTCTGGCATGCGGGCAACCTGCCCGTGACGATCTCCGGCAACGCCGTCGATTTCAAGGCCAATCCCACAGTCAACGGTGCTCCACTCGTCACCAACAGCGGTACCAACACCGTCACCAAGTCGGCCGTCACGGTTCTCCCCGCCACCGGCAGCCTCGACGTTCCCGCCAAATCCATCCTGGGGGTCTACAGCCAGTTCGTCGGCCAGGCTTTCAACGTCGATTACAACACCGAGGCCAACTACACCCAGGAGAACGCCGCCACCGGCACCGATCAGGTCGGCGGGGCTTTCCAGCTTTACAACACAGCCGGCGCTCAGATCGACAGCGCCACCAAGCTGCTGATCCACGCCGATGGCGCCAACGGCTCGACCGAGATCATCGATGAGCGCGGCATCACGCCGTTCGGCACCCATTGCGGCTACATTCCCAAGGACTCGTCGTTCCTGGCGAGCAAGTCCTTCAAGCTGGCGTTTGGCGCTTCGCAGAACTTCACGATGGAAGGCTGGGTTCGGATCAATCCGCAGGCATCAGGTGGGGGCGACTCCCATATTCTCGACTGCTCCGATACCTCTGCGGACAGCGAACAGCGCCTGCGCATTGGCTACATCGTCGCTCAGACCAGATTTTATTTCGTTGTGAACGGAATCCAGGTCAACGCCAGCACGACATCGACCTATGACGCTTGGCATCACGTCGCCGTTGTCCGCTACAATGGAACGATGACCTTGTACGTGGACGGCGTGTCGGTCGGGTCCACCACGACGGCCTTCACGTTCCCGGATGCCCGCCTGCTGATCGGGCAGAAGAGCGGTTCGACCGCGCATGGTCTGGATGGCTGGATCGACCAGCTGCGCGTCTCCAAGGTTGCTCGCTACACCGCCGGCTTCACGGTGCCGAGCACCGCCTTCTCCACCGATGCCGACACCGTGCATCTGTTCTCCTTCGACGACGGCCATGGCGGGCAGGTGCTGAAGGATCGGGCCAACAGCGGTCATGAAGTCGGCGTTATTGGAAACGCCACCATCTCCAACGTTTGGGCGAAGTTCGGCACGACTTCCCTGCGCCTGCCTGGAGATAATGGCGTCCGGGTTGCGCAGTCAAAGGGACACTCCGACTTCAGCCTGGGGTCCAACGATTTCACTATTGACGGCTTGGGGCGGTTTGATGCCATAGGGCAGCAGACTTTGATCAATATGGGCACACCCAGCGCACATATTGGGCTGTTGCTCCGTAGTCTTGCCGATGGGACGTTGCGCTTCTACCTGTCGTCCAATGCTTCCTCTTGGGATTTGGCAAGCGGTGTCTTGGTCGGTACTTACGCGATCAACACTCCCTTCCATTGGGCGATCACCCGCAGCGGCTCGAACATTTATCTGTTCAAGGACGGCGTGCTGCAAAACACGGTTGTCGTCAACACCTCCAGCATCACCACCCTGACCCAGGCAGTGATCGGCGGGCTCACCGCTGCCGCGTCCGGTGACAACATGACCGGCTACATCGACGAGGTTCGCATCAAGCGCGGCGAGGCTGTGTGGACCTCCAACTTCACCGTGCCTACCTCTGCCTATACTGCCGATGACCGCACAATCCTGTTGCTGCACTTCGAAGGGGCCGACGGCGACAAAGTAACTTTGGACAGCAGCGGGGCGAGCTACAGCACCAATGTCTTCGGCGACACGACGCCGCCGAATATGCTATATAATGGGTCGCCCAGCCTCTCGGCCACCAATACGCGGGGCGGACACGCCACATCCATTGCCCTGTCCGGAGCCCCGCAGTGCTTCTACATTCCATTCGCTACGCCCACCTCGGGTCATCCGATCTACTTCGGAGCCAACGCCAAGCTGTGCATTGAAGCGTGGGTGTACTTGCCCAGCATCCCCAGCGGGACCGCTTATGAACTCTTCTCGTTGATCAGCGCGTCCAGCACCGTCGCCAATATGCGCTGCTACGTCAACTCGGGCAGCGGAACTGTGTACGCCGTCATCTCCGGCACGCCTGCTACAAACAGTTCGACAGCGGTGTTGGCAGGATGGAACCATATCGCACTTATCCGCGACGGCCGGGGCTGGGCCATCGCTGTGAACGGCTCAGTTGGCTCGTTCTCCAACCCGCACCTCAATCCCACCTATGTCAGCGAGGGCTATAATTTCAACTTCGGGGTGTTCAACAGCGGCGGCAGCCTTATCAATTACTGGATCGGCGCTTTCGATGCCATCCGCGTCACCAACGGCCAGCCCCGCTACACCGCCAACTTCACCCCGGCAACGTTGGTCGCCGACGACATGACCACGCTGATGTGGGAGTTCAACGGCGCGGTCGGCCAGAAATGGGTCAAGGAACTGTCTGGCAACAGCGCGCTGATCTCCGCCGCCAACAACGCCCGTACGGTGAAGGATGGGGTCTACATCGCCCCGACCGTCGTTTCGGGAAACAGCTCCCTGTCGGTCTCGACCGCCCAGACCAAGTTCGGGTCCGGCAGCCTGTGCGGCAACGGCTCCAACGGCAACAAGCAGATGCTGTCGAACGCCCCCTGGATGTCCGGGGCGAACGCGCTGACCATCGAGGCGTGGGTCTACCCCACCACCTCGACCACCAACATCATCGCGCAGAAGTGGGACGGCACCAACGAAACCTGGCAACTCTGGCTGGAGTCCGGCACCAATTACCCGGTGTTCCGCTGGAACAACATGGCGAACAACTGCAAGGAGTTGACCGCCATCGCGTTCAACACCTGGACCCATCTGATGGTCACGGTGGGGGCTGACGGCGTCGTCACCCATTACATCAACGGCGTCAAGAAGACCACGGTGAGCGGGCCGGTCGTGCGGACCGACACGTCCGGCGCCCTCTATCTTGGCGGCGCCTACGACGGCACCGGCAATTTCGTCGGCTACATCGACGAGATGCGGCTGTCCTCCACGCTGCGGCAGACCGCCACCTTCAGCCCGGCGACCATCCCCTACGGCGCGAGCTACGTCACCGGCCCCTTCTATGTGGCGACGCTCGACAGCAGCCGCATCGACGTGTCGGATTGGAGCACGATCCACTCGGCGACGATCACGCAGACCACCCCGCCCGGCACCAGCATCAAGTGGCTGGTCAGCTTCGACGGCCGGGCGACGTGGCGGAAGTGGGACGGATCGGCCTGGGTTGTCGTGCCCCTCAACAGCGGGGCCAGCATCGACACCAACGGCAACGATTATCTGACCCTGCAGAATGCCCTCAAAAACCTGAATGTGGAGAGCTACGGCACCATCGACTTCGCCTTCTCGCTGAAGACGGCCAATCCGAACTTTTCGCCCAGCGTCGATGCGGTGACTCTGGCCCGCGACGAGTACGAGCTCGGGGCCGCCAAGATCGACTACACGATCAAGCGCAACGGTGCGGCCGGGGCCGAAATCCACCGCATCACCAACCTGAAGCCCTACCCGGTCAACGTCGTCTACGACTACGTCGCCTGACGCGGGCGGTCCCGGGGCCATCCCCGGGACCCTGGCCCCGATCCGGTGGAGCGCTGTCGCCCTGACGGTCCCGGCAGCGCTCCGCCGGATCCGTTCCCACCCTGTCTCCCCACCTATCGCCCGGGAGTCCCGATCCATGCCCGATCCGATCTGCAAGGCCGCCATCGACCTTGTGAAGCATTTCGAAGGCCTGTCGCTCGACGCCTATCTCTGCCCGGCCGGCATTCCGACCATCGGTTACGGCCACACCGCCGGGGTGACGCTCGGGCAGAGCATCACTGCCGCAAGGGCCGAAACGCTGCTGTCCCGCGACCTCGCCGCCGCGGCGGCCGTGGTCGACAGGCTGGTGACTGTGCCGCTGAATGGCGGGCAGCGCGGCGCGCTCGCCAGCTTCGTCTTCAATCTGGGACGGGGGAACTTCCAATCCTCGACCCTGCTGAAGCGGCTCAACATGGGGGACCATGAGGGGGCCGCCGGCGAGTTCGGCCGCTGGGTCTACGCCACCGTCAATGGCAGGAAAACGCAGCTTCCAGGTCTGGTGAAGCGCCGGGAGGCCGAGGCACTGCTGTTCCGCCGCAATCTTTTCCTGACCAGGATCGCCGCGGCCGATCCGATGCCGCAGGCCCTCAAGGAGCCCGCATGATCCCGTGCTTTTCCCTCGTCGCCGGTCCTGCCGCCAAGCCGGGGTGCAGAAGGCTGACCGCCCGCTACGCGCTCTCCGGCTTTCGCACCATCCCCTGATCCCGGGCGCGATCCAACAGGTTCTTCACCGACGACCGGCTCCAGCGCAGACCGCCGCGCGGCGTGCGCTGTCCCATGCTTTGCAGCCGGCGCGCGATGCCATCGAGTGTGATGCCGGGCTCGGCCCGCGCCAGCCCCGCCACCATCAGCACGAGGTCGTTGCTGTCTACCCGCTTGGGCGCCGCATCGAGAAGGTTCTGACGAACCAGCCCCGCTGCGGCCAGCCGGCGGATGGCGCGGATCAGGCTGTTGGGAGTCCATGGCTTGCGATCCCACGGCCGGGTCCGCCCCTGCGCCTTCAATGCCCGCACGACCTGATCCCATGGTGCCGTCGGGCGCAGAGCCTCGACGGTCGGCAGGAACTCCTGGGCGTGTGCGACGACCAGCTCGTCGCGAGCGGCCTCACGGCCCTGCCGTGCCTTTTCCAGTGCCGCCGGGTCCCGTCGGCGCAGGCCGGGATTGCCGGGCTCCTTCCCCCTGGCCACCGCGGCCCTGAGCCCGGCGATCGAGCGCTCGCGGATCAATGCCCGTTCCAACTCGGCCGCGGCACCGAGAACCTGCAGGGCAAAGCGCCCCTGCGGGCTGGTGGTGTCGATCGGGTCGCTCAGCGACTTGAAGGCGACGCCGCGCTGCCCCAGCCCGTCGATCACCTCCAGCAGATGGAACAGCGAGCGTGCGAGCCGGTCGATGCGCGCCACCACCAGCGTGTCACCTTTCCTCAGGCTGGCGAGCGCCTTGGCCAGCACCGGCCGGTCACGGTCGCCACCCGAGGCATGCTCCTCGAAGATGACCGTGCAGCCGGCCTGCCGCAGGGCGAGCAGCTGGGAGTCGGTGGATTGGTCTTCGGTGGAGACGCGGGCGTAAGCGACGAGGGCCATCGGGATGTCCTGGGCATTCTGGGCGGAGACGCACCTGTCGGGCTCTTTGTACAGAGTATCAGTCGATTTCATCCACCCGGATGAACATGGATGCAGGATGCGAAGGTGGAAAACTGCCCCGGATTGCGGCCCCGGAATCCCTCTTCCGGTTCCGGCATTTGGTGCGCGACAAAAGGCCAGGATCGCCGGCGGGGGCGGGGCGACGCCAGCGTGAGCACCGACATCCCGAGCGTTGATTGCGTCGCGCGGAAGCGCTTGGAATCGCCCGTTTCCGATACCGGGTGTATTGGACAGGTTCCCGAATTTTCATTATCAAATATCGATAACTGACTGTTATATAAAGATATGAAGGATTTGCGCCTTTCCGACCCCCTCCTCCTTCTCGGTCCCTTGGAGCGAGCAGCCAAGGCTGTCGGGCGGCTGGCCCAGGCAACCACCGGCAGTCCGGTTCTGGCCGCCTGGCTGCATCGGTCGCGGGTCGAGGCTGTTGCCGACATCGCCGACAGTCAGGGGCGCCGCGTCGATCCCAACCGACTGCGCACTCTGCTGGCTCAGGTGCCGACACGTGCTCTGCGCGACTGGGGGGCCACCATGCTGGCCCTCGACCTGATGCGGCAGATGCTCTCCGACCCCAGCCCGCCGGCATTCGCTCCGACCAGTATGGACGGGGCGCTCGCCCGGATGGAGGAAGCCCATGCCACAGTTGGACCGGCGGTGCTGGTCGCGTGCGGAGTTGGCTTCTTCGCCCATCTGGAAGCCGGCGGCGACCGCAGCGGAGCCTGTCTGGCTGTTTCCCGTTTCCTCGCCGCTCAAGGGATGACGCCGCTGCCGCTGCCCTGCCTGAACGGGGTCGAGGCGATCCGCCGCGCCGAACCGGACGGGATGTGGCTGGTCGCCTTCCTCGACGGCATCGCCCGGCAAGCGGAACAGGGGGAGGATGGTCTCACCGCTCTGCTGCATCGCTGGCGCGGCTGGCGCCGGCGCGTCGGCGACCGGCGCAGCGACGCCCGTATCCGCCGGGCCGTCGATGCGGTGGCGGCGGAAGGGGTGATCGGCCCGGCCCGGTTGGCCGCCCGGCTGCGTTGCGCCACCAGTGCCGCTACCGACCTGCTGGAGGAATTGCAGCGGCTGGAGATCGCCGTGGAGATCACACGCCGGCGCACCCACCGTGTCTTCGTGGCGGAGGATCTGGCGGCGATGCTGGGGGAGGTGGCGCCGCGGTCCGCGGTGGCGGCGGCCGGAGCCGTTCCTGGGATCGCGCCCGTGGCTCCCGCCGAACCGGACCGGTGGGTGGAACCGGCCGAAGGCGTCGACGATGCGCTTGCGAACCTGGAGCGTATCCTGAAGCGGCAGGATCCATTGCTGGCGCGTTATGGCCGGATCGCGGGGGCATCAGGCGAGGAGTAGGGGGGACGGCACGGTATTCAAACCGGCAAAATCCCCACCTCCCCTCTCCCGTTCCCTGTTGTGGGGGAGCCAGATTGCGCTGGACAGCTTGCATGAACCGTTGGCAATCAGCAGCTGTGGTTATGCGATACCCGCCTCGTTTCCCTGCTGCGGCGCTCTCTGAAGGGAACGGAGGTGGTGGGGCGGGATGCCGATCCCTCTGCCGTGTCGACATCCGCTCTGGTGGATGACTGTGTGGCACGGGTTCCGGTCGGTGACCTGCCGCGGTATCTGCGGCGCCGACCGGAGGATTTTGCCGGCCAACGCCCCTATCTGGTCGCTGATCCACAGCGGGTTGCCGCCTTGCGGGCCCGTCACCGCGATGTCCAGCTGTGTATCGGCCTCTCCTGGCGCTCGGTTGCCAGTGCAGAACGCTCGCTCGGTCTGGAGCAGCTTTTGGCGGCCCTCGCTCCAGGGGGGGCGGCAGCCGGAGGGCGGCTCATCAGCTTGCAATACGGTGTCGACGACCAAGAGCGGCGCATCGCCGGCCTTTTTCATGAAACAAGCGTTGACCCATCGGGCGATCTCGATGGCTTTGCCTCCCTGGTGGCGGCGATGAATTTGGTCATCACCATCGACAACACCACGGCGCACATGGCCGGTGGGCTTGGTGTTCCAGGCTGGGTGCTGCTGCCGTTCATGCCGGCGTGGTTCTGGGGGGTGGCTGCGGCCACATCCCCCTGGTACCCGAGTTTGCGGCTTTTCCGCCAGACGACGCCCGGGGATTGGAGGGGCGTGCTGGGCGAGGTGGGCCGGGCGTTACGGTCCGTGGGAGGAACGCCATGAGGACGGGGCGTCAGGCATGAGCGGGAAATTGCCTGACGCCGTGAGCACAGCGGAACCACTCCGCTCCGTCCCGACGCTCAATGGCCGCGTCCGATCTCAGGTCCTGAGCGCCACCAGCTGACGCAGGGCCTGTTCGGCGGCGGCGAACACGCTGTCCCAGTCGCCCGGGGTGGTCTGGCGGAACAGACGCATCGACGGGTACCAGGGGGTGGTGTCCGCCCACTCGCCCTTGCCGTCGCCATAGACCCAGTAGGGCATGAACTGCAGCAGGTTCCAAACCGGGCGGCCCAGCGAGCCGGCCAGATGGGCCACCGAACTGTCGGTCATGATCACCAGATCGAGCCGTTCCAGCACCGCCGCGGTATCGGCGAAATCGTTGAAATGCTGCCCCAGCGGCGTGATCAGGGTGGAGGTGCCGAGCGTCTCCAGCTCCGTCTCCGGCGGGCCCTTCTGGATGCTGTAGAGCCGCACATTCGGCACGTTGAGGAAGCGAAGGAAACGGCTGAGCGTGGTGGCGCGGCGCGCGTTGTCCTTGAAGGTGACGCGGCCGGACCAGATGATGCCGACCTTGATCGTGCCGTCCGGGCCGGGAACCAGCCGGGCGGCCTTCTCGCGTGCCTCGGCCGGAACAGTCAGGCGGGTGGGCGGCGGCACCGTGTCGATGGTCGTGCCCAGCCGGTGCGGCAGGCTCATCAGCGGGCAATGGACGTCATAGTGTGGATAAGGAGTGCCGGCGCGCACGAAGCCGTCGATGCCCTCCAGCCCGGACAGCAGGCGGTGCAGCTCCGGATGGCATTCCAGCAGGACCCGGCCGCCGCGCGCCTTGACCATCGGCGCATAGCGCGCGGTCAGCAGCACGTCGCCGAACCCCTGTTCGGTGGTCAGCAGGATGGTCTTGCCGTCGAGCGGCCCGCCATCCCACATTGTGCCGTCGGCGATGCGGTTCTGGTAGCTGGGCAGCGACAGGCGGGAATCGTAATCGCGGAAGCCTTCGGCATAGCGGCCGACCTGAAGCAGCGTCAGGGCGCGGTCCCACAGCAGCCCCGGGTCGTTGGGCCGGGCACGCAGGGCGACGTCCAGGATCTCCAGCGCGCGGTTGAACCGGCAGCCGTGCCGCAGCGCCACCACCAGGTTGGACAGCAGGTTGGCGTTGCCGCCCGACAGCACCACCGCATGCTCCTGTGCGGCGATGGCATCGGCATATTGCTCCACGTCGCCCAGCACGTTGCCGAGATTGGTCCAGGCGCCGACATGGCGCTGATCGATCTCCAGCGCGCGCCGCTGGCAGGCAATCGCCGCCTCCGGCTTGCCGGCCTGCCGCAGTAGGGCGCCCAGCGCGCTCCATACGTTGGGATCCCGCGGCTTCTGCTCCAGCATCCCTTCCAGCATCTTGATGCTGAGTCCGTGGGAGCCCTGGCTGGCTGCCGGAGTTGGGGCCGGAGTTGGGGCCGGCACCGGTGCGGGAGCCGGCGCCGATGATACCGGAACCGACGATATCGGATGCGGCGAGGCCTGAAGGGGCAAGGCTGCCTGGGAGGACGGCGCCGGGGCGGCCTGGGTGATGTTTGCCTTCATCTCTCGTCGTCGCTGGTGGTCTGCAGTCGGTTTGGAGCAGGAGCAGAGCGCGGGTAGGGCATAGACGGCTACTCATGGAGAGTCAAACCGTCCCTTCGGCTGCACTTGTGTGCTTCTTGAGGCCGCCCGGCGCTCATGCGGGAGGCTTAGCGCCGCCGCAGATCCTGAAGGTCGATGTCGTCTATCCGGAAGCCAGCCTGCCGAAGCGCCTTCAGCACGATCACCTTCTGGGCGGTGCCTTCGCGCGCGGCGGCCTGGCGCAGCTCCTCAACCAGATAATCGGGCAGCATCGCCTGCCACGGCCGGGTCGGCGCCGGACGGACGATGGTGGGCGCTGGAGCCGGCTGGGGCGCGGGCTGAACGGCGGGCTGGACAGCGGCCTGGGAGGTGGGCTGGGAGACGGTCGACGGCGATGCCGGCGGCTCCGTCTCGGTCGGCAGGAAGCCCTTGCTCAATCCGTACTGGCGGATCGGATCGATGTCGTTCGCGCCCAGTCCGCCGACCCCGATCCCGCCCAATGGAGGACGAGCCGGCTTGGCGGCAGGCTTAACGGTCGGCTTGGCGGGGCTGTCGGTCGACATGGGCACTCCGGTCAGGGCGATGCCGGCTCCAAGAGGGCCGGCCGAATAAGCCATGAAGCATTATCATGACTTGGTGTCCTGTCTTCGCGACATATGGCGGGTGGCCCCTGTGCCATGACGGAAAGCCGACCGGCGTGGCGCGGGGAGCACAGGGGGATAGCAAGGCATCATTCCAACACAAAAAATCATGACATAAAAACATGAGAACAAGTGCGGTCTCGGAGACTCCAAGAGGGGGCGGGCCGGCCATCGGTGGAAGAGGGATGGTCTTTCCGTCTGGAGCGGAGGCATCGCCGGCGAAAAAGCCGGGCGGGAAGGCCTATATGAATGGCTATTATGAAAACGAATCATGAAATGATGTACTGTGAGCTTGGCAATGTGGGGCCGGGCTGTGCCGGTTGTCCGGCATGCCCGCGGCAGTGGGACCGCGAGAAAGGCAGATGCCGTTGCCCGCATTGGCGGGGGTATCCGGTAAGACGCGATTGTCCTGCCCCGTCCGGCCGTTCCTCGGTCAGAATTGAATCTTCGCAGGGGTGGGCGATCATGATTTGGCGGATAGCGCCTTTCCGGGCGCCAGCGTTATCGAGATTCCATGAAATGATGAAAAGCCATGCTTTGGTCGGTTGAGTTGTTGTGCTTCTCCGGTCGCGTCGACGCGACCTCGCTTCAGCCTCATGCCTTCATCAACTTTCACCCTGACAAGAAGTCATGCCTAAAAATCATGATATGATAAACGGCAAGGAGATGCCGATCCTGCCCGCCCCGCTGCCGGGGTGATGGTGCCCCTTGCATCTGCCGGAGGGGAAGCCAAGCCAATCTCTCCGCTGATCCGCACCGGAACCGCCCACCGGTTTGAGGCCCCGCTCCCGATGCGCCCAATCCGCAAAAACGCAGCCCCGCCTTACCCTCAGGTCGCCGGTTATGCGATAAAAATCATTTCATGAAATATCTAAACAAATACATGATATGATCTCACGTCCTGAAACCGCGACTGCGCTCCCCCCACACCCTCCGGAAGCCGCCCGGTCCGCCTCACCCCCGCGGGATCAGTGGATTGGCCGGGGAGCTTTCCAGGAAGGCGACGAACTCGTCGGTCAGGGCGCGGACGTTCAGGTCGGCGTTGCTGTCGGGATTGACCTCGCCCGGACCGTGGCCGGTATAAGTCATCTCCTTCAGGAGGGAGCGCTCGATCAGTTCGGTGCGGAAGGCCGGGACGCCATGTTCGTCCAGCAGGCCGCGGGCATGGCGGTCGACGCGGGATTCGATGGCCGCCTGGGTGCGGACGATCACCACGCTGGAGGCCGGGGTGTGCTTCAGCACGCCGACGGAATCCGCCACCACCTTGAAGGTGCGCACCGTCTCCTTCACGTCCATGAAGGACTGCTGGGTCGGGATCAGCACCCCGTCGCTGACCGAGAAGGCGTAGAGCATGGTCAGGTTGCCGAAGCCGGCAAGGTCGATCAGCGTGTAGTCGAAGCTCGGCGCGTTCTCCTGCACCGTCTGGCGGACGTTCGATTCCGTGATCTCGTCCAGCACCCGCACCCCGGCATCGTTCCGCCGCCGCGCCCATTCGGCCAGATGCCGGTTGGGGTCGCAGTCGAGCAGAAGCACGCTTGCCTCGCGCCGGCGCAGTTCGGAGGTGAGCGCCATGACCAGACTGGTCTTGCCGACGCCGCCCTTGGTGGAGGCGAAACTGATGATCCGAGCCATGCGGTGGTTCCCGGTTGCAGAGGGGGAAAGCGGGGTGACCCGAGCGGGAGCTTTGCGGATTTACACGCAAGAACAGGAAAGATGGAAGTGGTTTCACGTCATGAAGAAGAAGCATGAAATCATGATATTTAAATATAAAATGGCTTTACGGTGGGCGGAAGGGATGCCGGGATGGCGGTTCTTCCCTGCCCCGGCGCTTGTCAGCCCCGGCGTCGCCATGGCATAGCCACCCGGCCCAGCCGTTGCGCCTCCCAGCCGGCGGCAAGCTGTGCCGTGCCCGGATCGACCGCTGCCTGCCTGCGGGTTCCGTGTCCAGCCCGCTCATCCCTCCGTCTCAGCCATTCCGTCGCCAGGATCCGCCGCATGACAGACGCCAGCTTTCTCCAGGTCCGGACCGATGCCGAAGCGGGGCGCCCCTGGCACGCCATGGAAGAGCTGCGGCGCATCCTGCAGCGGGATCCCGGGAATGCTGACGCGGTCAGGCTGTCGAAAACGGTCCTGACCGACATCTTTGCAAAGGGGAGCGACGCCTACCGGCATGGCCGGCTTGAGGTGGCGGTCTGGTGTTTCGTCCTTCTCTCGGAGTATGGCGCGCCGCGCGACACCCTTCGCACCAACTGCGAAGCCATGATTTCCATGATCCTTCAGCGCGCCACGGAGAATGCGAATGCCGGGCGGGCCGGCGACGCCAGGCGCGCCTGCCGGCTGCTGCTGGTCCTCGATCCGGCAATCGCCCAGGCGCATCTGCTCGTCGGGCAGTTCGAGCGCGGCGCCGACGGCGACGGGGCGGGGGCGGTCATGTCGATCGCCCGGGGCTTGCTGCTCGCCCCGGGGACGGCCCATGCCGGCCAGTTGCGCGACATCGCCATCCCGGCCGGCATCCGCGCCCTTGCCGAGTGGCTTGGCCGTGACCGGCCGGCGGCTCCGCTCCTGGGCGCGCTCGGCTGGCTGTGCCCGCCCGGTCAGGCGGAGGCTCTGACCCGTTGCCGCGGGATGACGTTTCAGGCGGAGGCGTGGCAGGGCGCCGGCCGAACGGAGGCACGCCGGCAGGCGGCCGCGGCCGCGATGCATTGGCTGGGAGACCTGCAGCAGGAGCGGCAGGGCTACCGCGACGCCCTGGAGGCCCACAGTCGAGGCTTCGACCTGTGGAACAGCCCGGCCGGACTGGAGCGCAAGGCGCAGGCCCAGCAGTATCTCGTCATCGAGGGGCTGCTGGAGAGCCTGAAGGGCTTCGCCTACGCCTATATCTACGACATGGACCGGCAGGCCGCGGCCCGTGCCTCCTTCGACAGCCTGTCGGCAACGATGGAGCGCCTGCTGGAGGCGCCCCGCATCGACAGCTGGACCCGCACGCAGCGCTGGACGACCCTGCTTGGCATGCGGTCGCTCGTCGGCTATGCGGCGGCGCTCGGACGCAACCCCACTCTTCCGCTGTCCGGCAATCCCTTTGCCGAAGACACGGCCACCAAAGACATGGCCGCCGAAGACATTGCAGGGGGACCGGCCGTCCCGGCGGAAGCAGCATCCCGGCGGGTCTTCGACTGTTGCACCTTCTTCAACGAGGCCGAGATCCTGGAGGTCCGGCTGGCCGAACTCTACGACGTGGTCGAGCGCTTCGTCGTGGTGGAGGCGTCCCACACCCATTCCGGCGAGCCCAAGGCGCTGACCTTCGGCGACCATCGCGAGCGGTTCCGGCCCTACATGGACAAGATCCGCTACGTGGTGGTGGACGAGCTTGTCGGCACCTTCTCCTGGCAGCGGGAAGCCTACCAGCGCGATGCCATCCTGCGCGGGCTGGACGGCTGCCGCGACGACGACATGGTCATCGTCTCCGACGTCGACGAGATCCTGCGGCGCGAGGTGGTGGAGCGGCTGCGCGGCGGCGGGCCGGCCTTCGACACCGTCTTCACCACTGAACTCGACCTGTTCTTCTACCGGCTGAACTATCGCTTCTCCCGCGACTGGCGTGCCGCCGGGGCCGCGCCCTTCCGCTTCATCCGGCAGATCGGCCCCAACGCCGTGCGCTACCTCGCCAAGCAGAACATCGGCCACCTCATCCGCGACGCCGGTTGGCATTTCAGCTGGATGGGCGATGTGTCGCGCTTCGCCGCCAAGCTGAACGCCTACGCCCATCAGGAGCATGCCCAGTCCTTCGGCGAAGGCAACATGGCGGATGTCGCCAGCTTCCTCGACGGCGGCGGCATCCTGCCCGAAGGCGCCCCCGGCGCCCGTGAAGGGTATGAGGTCGTGCCGCTCGACCGTCATCCCCGGCTGGTGCGCGACAGCCTCGACCGCTTCCGGGAGACAGGCTGGATCCGCTAAGACGGGCCGGCGCCGCCCGGCCTTATCCGGGCTTGACGTCGGCGGTGGTGCCGGCCCGGCGCTTCAGCCGGTGCATCGCCTGCTGGCCGCCGCCGGTGGCACGGACCGAATAGAAATAGGCGCTGTCGTCGGTCCAATAGCGGCCCTCGCCATCGACCATCACCGTGCTGCTGTGGATGTCGGCCGGATAGACGGTCAGGCGCGGTGCCGCCTCCGTCGTGAAGCCGGCCAGATGCACGGCGGCGAGCGCCGCCTGGTCGAGGAACCAGACCGGCAGGCCGCGATCCAGGAAATGGCGGATATAGCGCCGGGTCAGGTCGAGGAAACGCAGCGCCCCCATGGTCGGCCGGATGTGCAGCACGTCGGCGTAGAGCAGGCTCCAGATGTCCAGCCGCTTCAGCGCATGGCTCATCATCCCCAGGTCCGAGTGGGCGGAGGCCGCCAGCAGCGGGTTCAGGTCGCGGATCGCCATCAGGTCGACGTCCAGCATCAGCACCGGCCGCCTCCAGCGGGACAGCAGGTCGGGCAGCACCAGGAAACGGCTGCAGGCGTAATAGGTCTTGGCGTTGTCGCCCAGCGGCGTCAGGTCGATGGTCTCGCGCAGGACGATGAAGCGCCCGGCGCCATGGGCAGCGGCCAGGGACGCCACCGTCGCCTCGGCCTCCGCGTCGGGATTGATCAGGTGCAGGGCGATGGCGCAGTCCAGACCGCTGTCCTCGACGATGGACCGCACCATGGTCGGCAGGAACTTGCGCGCATAGACCGCGTCGCAGGATGCGTAGACCACCAGCGGCCGGTCGGCGCTTCCCGCCCCTTCGGCCAGCGTGGCGCGGATGCCGGCCGGCGGCGGCCCGTCACGCAGGGACGCCAGGAAGGCCGGGGCGGTGCGGGTGACGGCATCGCGTCCGCCATGGCGCTCCGCCGCCCGGAGGAACAGGGCGTCGGCCTCTTCCAGCCGGTGCTGTTCGGCGCACAGGCAGGCCAGCCGGCTCAGCGTGAAGGAGACTTCCGGATACAGCTCCAGCGCCCTGCGGTAGGCACGTTCGGCGCGCAGCCCCTGCCCGTCGCGGCGCAGCGCGTTGCCCAGCGCCACCAGCCCGACGCAGTCGTCGCGGCCCTGGAAGCGGTCCACGTCGTCGGCTTTTCCTAAATGGGTCAGAAGCTGCCACAGGTTGGAGCGCCGGGTCTGGTCGGCGGGCGTCAGCCGCCAGGAGGCGAGCGCATGGCCGGCCGCCTCCGCCATGTCCTGTCCGACCAGCAGTCGGGCGAGCGCGTCATGGGCCACCGCCATTCCGACTCCGCCCTTTTCCGCGTCACGTTCCAGCACCCGGCGGTAGAGCGCCATGGCGGTTTCGGGTCCGCCCGTCCGCTCGGCGTCGCGGGCCGCCTGCAGGTCGGCGAATGCGGTGGAGGGAGGGACAGAGGGCATCGGGATCGGCCTCGCAGGCTGGGGCGGGTTTCATCCCATGACGCCCCGTCCCTGACAAGCTGCCGGCGCATCCCTGCTATCTTCTCTCGAGTCGCGGTCTGCGAAGCCCGAATGCGCCATCCCGGGAGGATAGCCGATGCTCTAAATACGGGTCTGTAACCGTCCTGCGAAAATATTAAGGCGGTACCAAGCCAAAACATGGCCGTTCGAGGAGAACGCGCTTGAACAGCTCGCTGAATATCATCAAATGTCTGTATGGACCCAGGAAAGGGTTCCAGCCGAAACTGTGCCACGCCGGTCGCTCCGGCGTGGCACTTTTATATTCGCACCGCCGAAACGACGGTGGGACCGTGACCGGAGTGTGAGCCGTGAGCATTGCCGACGGCCTTAAGATCGCTTTCGACGTCCATCTGTCCGGAAATCTGGAGCGGGCGGATGAGTATTACCAAGCCATCCTGCGCGTCAGCCCGGGCCACCCGATGGCGGCGACGCTGCTGGGGCTGATCCGGTCCCAGCGGACGATGGTCCGCCAAAGCAAGCACAAGACGCTGGCCCTGCTGCGCGGCCGGGGCTTCCGACCCGCCACGGTGATCGATGTCGGGGCCCAGACCGGCACGCCGCCGCTCTACGAGGTCTTCCCCGACGCCCACCATGTGCTGATCGAGCCGGTGGCGGAGAACGAACCGGCGCTGCAACGGCTGTGCGCGGAGCTGCGCAGCGCCGAATACCGCATCGCCGCCGTTGCCAGCCGGGATGGCATGGTCCTGCTGGAGGTGTCCGACGACCGGCTCTACTCCTCCGTCGTTCCGGAGGGTGCGGACGCCCCGCCGGGCCTGCGCAGCGTGCCCGGTGTCTCGCTCGACACCCTGTGTGCCGAAGGCCGCTATGCTGGGCCGATGCTGGTGAAGGTCGATGTCGATGGTCTGGAACTGGAGGTGCTGGCCGGCGCCGTCACCCTGATGCGGCCGGACGCCGTCTTCGTGATCGAGGCGACGGTGGCCGGCAATGATGCCCGCCTGCCTCGCATCATCGACGCAATGGCACCTTACGGTTTCCAGGTCTGGGACATCGTCGATCCCCTCTATCGCCCCGGTGACGAGCGGATGTGGCAGGTGGATGTGGTGATGGTCCACCGCGACGGCCCCTACGCCGCGCTCTGATCCTTAGAACACCTTGCTCTGTCGAATGCCTCGCGGTCTGACGGAGTGATGCCCATCTGCCGGGTATCATGGAAAATCATCTGCTGTGCTTTGCGCGGCTGGCCCATGCTGTGGCGCGCCGCGCGCTTCCCGTACTTCTGAGCAAGTACGCCCGCCCTACCTATCGGCCTTCCAGCCTGTTTGCCGCTCTGCTCGTGAAGGAGCATCTCCGCCTGAACTATCGCGGCTTGGAGGACCTGCTGCGGATCTCAGGCCAACTTCGTTGCCTGTTCGGCTTCCTGAGCGTCCCCGACCACTCCACCTTCTGGTGGTTCGCTCGCCGCTGGCTCAGCGCCGAACTGGTGGCGTCGGCTTTGGCGGAGACCGTGCGCCGGGTCAAACGCGATGGCCAGCGGTGCCAAGTTGCCCTGGACAGCACAGGGCTCTGGCTCAGCCATACCTCACGGTATTTCGAGTGGCGGGCCAATCGCGAGCGCGGTCAGCGTGGATGGCTGAAGTGGGCGTTGGCGATGTGGGTGGGCCCGCAGATGCTCTTGGCGCAACGGGTTCGTCCAGGACCAGCGGGCGATTTCCCCGATCTGGTCCCGCTGGCGACTGACGCCTCTGCGGTGATGGCCTTCGACGAGGTGATCGCGGATGCCGGATACGACAGCGAGGCCAATCATCGCTTCTGCCGCGAGACATTGGGCGTCCATTCCCTCATCCCGGCGAAGAAGCGGCGCTCGATCAAGGTCATCGCAACCACCCCATACCGGCAGGAGATGCACCGACTGCTCAATGACCCAGGGGATGCTGCCAGCAAGCGCGCTTACCGGCAGCGCTGGAAGGTCGAAATAGTCCTTCCGCAAATGACAAAAACGCCCGCGCTCGCCGTCCGGGCTGAGCGGGATGACGTAGCGGATTTCCACCTCACATCCGGTAACGACGATGCGGTCGATCAGCAACTCCACGAGTTGGCGGCGCCGCGCGAAATCAGCGTCAGCCAAGCCGGACTGCATCCGCTGGCAGAAATCGGCTGCCGAAGCGGCCCAGCCAGCGAGCTTCATGTGACGGCCGGCTTGAGCGTCCAACTGTTCTGCTTGGGTGCGCAAACCTTGCATTCGCTCATCCGCCACCTGACGCCGGCGTTGATATTCCGGCAGAGGGATCACGCCGAGCAGATACGCGTCCGTCAGGCGCTCCATCTGCTGCTCAAGCCCACACTGACCTTTACGTAG